TGTTTGAACCATCGAGAATCCATTGCCTCATCACCAGCTGCTGACCAGTTTCGAGCGTTCACTTGCTTTTCCATATTTTTGAATGCGCGTAACCGAGGTAGTCCGAGATTGAACATCATATTTCCGATGCACCTCTGGGCCTCTTCGGGGAAATCATCGAAGTCAGGATACAGACGTTTACAGTCAGCCTCCACACTATCTAAGTCTTTCTCAAAAGCTTCATCAATGCGCTTCATCGTGACGTTGGTCCCAATCGACTGCCCATGCTCGGGATCACTTTTCAAGATTAGGTGACCTACTCCCATCGTTGGAAGTCCCAGGTGATCTAGGTAGATCGAGGTGACGACTCCCTCATCCTGTTTCAGCTCTTTCATAAGTTTTGCTCTATCCATTTATTTGCCTACTTTCTTAACACGTTCAAATGATCTCATTCCGCCAAGTCCGAGCATACCCATTAAAACCGGAAGCATGGTTGAGGTATCTGCCTGTGGAATATCGATGCCGAAGCCAGCACAGATGGGACTGACTAAAAAGTTAACCATGAAACCGAGGACACATACCCACCCGGTCGCTGGGCGCCAACTCGACTGAAACCAGTTACCTTTGGCATCCTGTTTATTAACTTCGATCTGCGCCATTGCGATGGACTGGGCATGGTTGTCGGCCATCGTAGATAGCTCATGGGCCAAGCGCATCTTCTCATCTTTATCAATAATTACTTTATCCAACAGACCCGTGACCGGGCCAATCAGAGATCCTAATAAACTCATAGTTCTACTCCTTTTTGATTAGGTTTCTTTACACACTTCCAACCGACACCAACGAAGCCCGTGAGGACACTCGACAGCTGGTCTCTAATAACCTCAGCTCTCAGCGCACATTCTTGAAAGGTCTCATGTATGTAATTAACATCGGCAAGCTGCGTACAGTTGTCTGGATTAGACAAATGACACGCTAGGACCACTGCTTTGAACATCAGTTGACTTTAGCTGCCAGGGGATTTTGCAGTACCCTTCTAATCGTCTCTCGAAGATCCTTATCTAGGGTATCCCGGGCTTCTTCTTGCCTGGCAAGCTTGGAATCAATTCGACTTTCCCAGTCAGTAATTAGGGTGCGTACCAGGTCAACATTACCTCGATTGCGAATGTCTTGCTTATCCAAGTAACCTTGGAGCCTCGAGAGATCTTCTTTACTAGTGATCTTAAGATCGTAGATCAGGTCTTGCAGAGTTGAGACAGTAGTTCTGAAGCCACCGATCTGTTCTTCTACCAGGGCGGTCGTAGTTGCACCTTGGGCTTCTAAAGTCAGCATCTGTTTCTCTAGGTGGCTAATGTTAACAGGTTTGTAAGCTGCAATCTTCTTCTCCATTGCTTTAAACTGAGTGAAAATCTCGAATGCCCCATAAGCACCACCCAGGATTGTCCCGAGCAGTGGTATCAAGAGTAAGAGCTTACTACCGCCAACCTTGATGCCTTTGTATTCTACTTCTGCTGCCATGGCTTAATCCTTCCATTGACTGTCGATCATTTCGTTCATCATAAGAGAGCTACCGATATCCATCAGGTACATTGCTAAGTTATTAGACGGCAGTTGACCGTCCGGGATAACAGTTCCAAAGTCGAACCCAACTGCATCTTCGATAACCGGGGCGTCCTTGGTATAGGTCGACAGATCAGCTCCAAGCAGTGCAACCATGATCACAACTTTCTGTTGGTTGCGGCTGTCATACTTGCCTTTGTCACCCATCTTCTTAATTATTTTTGCAGCCTTTTCGTTCTTCTGTTTTGAAGTAGCTTTTTTAACAACTGCTTTAGTCTTTGCTTTAGCTGTAGGCTCATTTTTAGCCTCACTGGTAGCCTGTTTAGGTTTGGGTTGAACCTCAACTTCAGTCTCTTTTTCGACATCCGCTTGAGGCTCATTCTTAGGCTTTGGACTAGCCTTTACTTCTTTAGTTTCGACTTTGATTTCCCCAGGTACTTCGGAACTTCCTTGTCCGGGAGCTCCAGCTCCAGCTGGTCCGATGTCTTGGACTTCCTCCAGATCATTGGAGATCGAACTAACGTCGATAGTATCCATTTCAGTATTCGAACCGGGACCATTAGTACCCATCGGATTAAGGTCCACGGGTGGACCCAGATCCAAGTCCAAATTAAGATCCATAGGCTGTTCAAGTTCGAACTTAACTGACTCAAAAGTGATTTCATGTATTGGTTCCTCATTTATGTTGATTATCTCAATATGCTCACCTGTATCGTTGACTTCGTGGTGATCGTAAAAATCTTCTACTAGCTCGAGCTCAACTGGATCAGTTGTGGGATTCAGTAATAAATATTCAGTTTCAGAGGTTATAAATTGGGTGACGACAGTGTTAACAATGTTCCAGTAAATGTTTGCGTGGAGATCATCAAAGACAGGGTATGCTGACGTGAGCTGGTAATTGGTTCCTGACATCTTAATACTGATACGACTTAGGCTGTCTGAGAAATCAAAACTACCTTCGTAAATACCAATGCTTTCCGTACCAACAGCTGAAAGCACGTCGGTTCCTGAGAGAACTGTTGAACCAGCTGCGTTAATACCCGTAATCGTGATCGAGGTGTTATCCGAGGACGGGACATCAATTGCTACAGAGTAGGTAACTTCACCCCCTCGTCCTTCCATAGATAATCCTGAGACGTCCAAGTTGTTCCACTCATAGGTCGTCAGGTTTGTTGATGTTAACCCTGCACAGATATCTGAGGTTCCTAGAGATCGGCACTGAGCTGAGTTGTTCATCGCAGATCCCTTGCCCCCAGGATCTGTATTTTGGTCCGACCCGTGATTGGTATATCCCAAGCTCTCATCGAGTAGATCGCCTGAGTTACCATGACTAACAGTGTCAGTGGTGACTGTTGTCGTTATCGTTGTAATAGTCTCAATGCCGGAGCCATCGTTATAGGTTTCGACAACTGTATCAATCTCTTCGGTTCCAACGGAGGTTACATCACATAGCCCTGTGGTCGTGGTGGGGCATAGGTCGTTTGCTGTGGCATTAGAGAATAAGCAAGAAAAGCAGCAAGCCAATAATGCCAGTTTTAGCGTCTTTAGGCTCATCTACAGATATCCTTTTCTTGGGAGGTTTACTTTGCATTTCCATCTTGTCTCGAATTGGAGCACCAGCTGGCATTTCTTCCCAACTAGCCAGCCAAAGATCTCGGGCTTCTTCACCAATCTTACCCTCTTTTGGGCAATACAGAGCTGCATCCCAGAGGCCTTGGAAGACCCGAGCGTCTTGGCATAAAATACTGACACTACCCACCTTGAGATTTAGCCCTGCAACCAGCTTCGCCAGGAGCACCAGTTGGCACGTTTCATCAGTTACAGCCATGCCTGTTGAGATACCTATGACACTCGATGAGACAGCTCCTGAGACACCAAAACGGCAGACGGCTTGGGGTATCTGAATTGACGGAGAGGCAGCTGTGGAAGGTGAGCTGTTAGTTACTGTCGAAGAGATTGTATTACTGTCAGCTGCAATGGCAACGCCATAGCTACAGCACCCTAGGAGAACTAGGGATAGTACCACTAATATCTTTTTCATGTGTTAAATTCCTATAAGCCGAAAGATACTTCCTAGTCCCATTTGGTTTGCAAAGAGAATAACGGCTGCACCAACAGCAAACCATTTTATTTGGACGAGTGTCTGATGTATCGAGTACAAACTTTTCTTTAGCTCTTTAGAAACACCTCTCAACTCTTTGATACTCTCATCATGGCGATCTATCATCCATTCGGCTTTGTTTAATCTGGTTTCAATGTCCATTTAACTGCCCTTATTACGGTTGAGGATATTTAGTTTTAATGCGAGCTACTTCGGTCTGCCACGCTGCCAAACCTTTTTCAGCAATGTACTCAATTTGACTATCGACCGATCCGTATTCTTCTTTACGGCCTTTTAACCAATCAGGATCTGTTGGGGCATTTGAATCGTCAAAAACACCTACACTACTAGCTAGGGTTGTCTGTGCAACAGAACCTGTATCACCAACATTAGCCCAACTTGGTACAGCATCGACCGTCTTGGTTGCATAATTTGCCACCCTGACTTCAAACTGACTTTTAGTATCACCATTTAGGATTGGAACGTCAGCCCAAGCTCCATCGGCAAATTGTACTTTAGCACTACCAGACACTAATTCTTTTATTTCATAATCCATTGTTGTATTTCCTTTACCATTTGCCAATTGGACATTTTGCAGATTTCAGCCTTGTTTTAAGTTTCATTAAGCACATGCACTTTTTGCATTGTGCGATTGATTTTCTATACCATTCACATTGCTCACAGATTGCTATCCGTTCTTCTGGATACAAAATGTAATTAACTCTCACTTCTTCTTCGAGCATTAAGTATACGCTCCGTGAATTGTCCCAGAGGCTGTACCTATAATTGTATATGCTGATACTCCTGAGAATGTAATTGCTCGACCTGCGGCACCACCAGCCGAACCAGCGGCTCCATTTGTGTGATTTCCGTTTGCGCCTGTAGAACCAGTAGCTCCTGCGTTTCCAAATGAAGCGCCGTTTCCACCCGACCCACCTGTACCAGCATTATTTCCAGCAGAAGAACCAGATGAACCGTTTGTTGCTGATTGGCCGTATCCTTGACCTACGCCACCAGCACCACCACTGGTGCCATTATAGTAGGTATAAACGTAACAAGTGGTAGTATAAAAAGTACAATTATCTTCGCCCTGTTCACAACACGAACCCTGATGACAACTTGCAAAGTTAGAACGTGCGCTCGCAGTACAATATTGACTGGGATGCCCACCAAAATAATCACAGTTCTTACATTGAGTACCAACTGAACCTGAAACTTTTCCCTGACCGCCTGTACCTCCTTGGCCTCCACCAGATCCACCTCCTGAGATAGAAGATCCAGAAGCCATATTGATTGTTACGCCAGTGGATTGGATTGTCATGGCTGTGCCGCCAGCACCTCCATTTGCAGAACCGCCTGTTCCTTGGATTGCACCAGCGTGGTCAATAATAAGGGTTCCACCCATACTAGCTGGCACTGTTATAAGACCCATAGTAGTGCCAGAGTTAATGGTATATCTTTTAGCGGTACTTCCTGTCCAGCTTCCAGAAGTGTTAGCATCAAATAGAGTTTGTAGGTTAGCACTAGATGCCGCAGAAGCAGTCAAGCCTAGCTCACTAGATTTACCAAACCCATCGGACATATCAATAGCACCATCGGAAATACCGAATAAACTACGCACACTCGAACTACCCATATTAATTGAGGCAGTAGCTGAATTACCAAGTTCTACGTTTACTTGTTGTAGAGAAATTGTATTCCCTGCGGATGGTAATGCCATGTTCTACCTCGCTTTCAATTCTTCAATTTCAGCTTTCAGCTCTTTAATCGCTTCGATCAAGTATCCAGTGATGTTTCCATAGTTAACGCTCATTGTACCCATCTCGTCATCTGCGGTGAGTACAAGTTCTGGTGCTATCTTCTGTAATTCTTGAGCGATGACACCTGATGAATCTTTGCCTGTTTCATTACGCACATAATGCACACCTCTCATCTCGCTTACTTTAGATAGGGCATCTGGGATTGTGGTTATGTTAGATTTCAAGCGTTCATCAGAGAAAGCAGTAACATCGTTGTTGAATGTTGCGGCTCCTGCCGCTGACATATCTAGTGTCAGGGCTGTGATTGTTGAGCCACCATCATTACCTTTAAAAAGCAAGTCTTTATCAGAAACTGCACTCTGAATAACAAAATTACTAGCACTATTAGCAAGATAAGCTATTCCCGTACCATCATCTAAGATAGTGATATTACCGCCCCCTGCATCAATGTTTATCTCTCCAGCGACATCAAGGGTAAGATTGCCAGAACTTAGACCAATCGTAGTTCCGTCGATGTTGATGTTGTCTATGTCTATACCTGCGTCTGCGGTGATTACCCCAGTCATCGTACCGCCAGATTTTGGTAGGGCATTAGTTGCTAATGTACCTTGGGCAGCCGTGGCATAATCGCTAGAAGAAAAGGCTTTAACTTGTGCAAGGTTCGTAACCTCTGAGTCCATTAAAGCTCCAGCCGCAGTAACATTTGTGACATCTGTAACATCGGCAGATGCTTCTATTCCATTAAGTTTAGAATGATCAGCATCTGTAAAATCGTTTGTAGTAAGTCCACCATCGCCAACTGAGGCTAACTCTGATGTCTTAGCAAGTGAAATCCAGTTTCCACCGTGTGCATAGTACGCTAGACCTGTACCATGAACATGGGCGAACATCCCATGATATGTAGATGCTGACGGTAAGTCACCAGTCTGCGAATACATATTAGCAAATAACATTTTACCTGTTGTAGTCACATTGTTCGAACCCATGTCCAGGTTTGACCCAGTCACCGCAGAGATAGCATTGGCAGATGTAAAATTAGTTGCTCCCGTAGCAATACCATCAAGCTTAGTATTATCAGCAGAAGTAAAGTTAATCTCAGTCAGACCACCATCGCCAACCGAATATGTTGTGTCAGCTGTAGCCGCCCACGTTAAACCTCCAGTATTACCAGATTGAGCTGTAAGAGCGTAGCCATTGGTCGGACTATTACTGACTTTAAGGTTAGCTTCATCAATTATGTTGTCAGCGACAACTGTAGCACCATCGGCTGTTGAGGTAACTTCTCCGCTATGGTTTGGGTGGACATAATTATTAGCACTTGCGGCTATGCCATCGAGCTTCGTTCCGTCTACGGAGACATCCCGACCGTCAACATTTCCAGCAGTAATTAAATTTGGAACTGTGACGTTACCAGTAAAGGTTGAACCTGACAGGGCTGCCATTCCTGACGCACTAACGAAAGCTGATACCCACGCACTTCCATTGTAATATTTCATATTACCACTTGTAGAATTATAATAGAGATCACCAACAGTCAGCGAGTCGCCATCACCATCCGCAGTTGGATCAGAAGAGTGAGCACCCAAGTATTGATCAGTAAATAAATCTAAGGATGCCGCTGCGTCAGCAGCACTAGTAGCCGCAGCAGTCGCACTCGTTGCAGCATTGCCAGCTTGAGTGGTAGCTAAGGCTACCTGTGCTGTAGCTAGTGTCACTTGAGCTGCACCGTTAGTCGTAGCCAAAGCTGCCTGTGTGGTTGCAGTATCCTTATGGCCTGATGCAGTGGTGGCAGAACCAGCGGCTGCCGTCGCACTCGTTGCAGCATTGCCAGCTTGAGTAGTAGCTAAAGCAACTTGGGCCGTAGCTAACGTAACCTGAGCTGCACCATTCGTGGTTGCAAGAGCAGCTTGAGTTGTAGCTGTGTCTTTATGCCCGGAAGCTGTAGTTGCAGAGGCCGCAGCGTTATTTGCTTGCGTCGTGGCGAGAGCGACTTGGTCAGCACCGTTAGTTGTAGCCAAAGCTGCTTGGGTTGTAGCTGTGTCTTTATGGCCAGAAGCTGTCGTAGCTGAGGCTGCGGCTGCTGTAGCTGATGCAGCGGCTGCATCTTTTGACGCTGTAGCTGCATTGCTAAGAGTGTTGATCGAAGAGATTGAGGCACTTGTTGTACCCGTATCTGAATAAAAAGAGCTGTCTGCCATGTGTATTCCTCAGTTAAATTTTTAAGTGTCGTAAGTAGCGGACGGCCTCATTACCTGAGAAATCCCCGATTGTTCCGCAGCGTTTGCTTGTTCCTGTATTTCAGTGAGTAGTGAAATGAACTTCTGCTCGAAGACAGCTGTGCGTTCATCTAAATAGTAATCTGCACTATACCCAAGGGCTGCATAACAGATTAAATCTGAAGCGATCTTAGCCAGAGTACTTTCATCAGAGTCCGCAGTCATCTTTTGAAACTCTCCATAGTAATCAATTAAAAGATTCCCAGAACTTGGATATGGATACAGTTCTAGCCTTTCTCGTACCCTCGTAAAGAACTTAGGAGTACCCTCCTCTTGCGCTTCTGAGATAGTATTAAACTCATGATGTGGCAATTTTACGAGATGGGTGTAGCCATGCGATATTGAAATTAACTCCAACATATCGGAAGGCACAATTACAAATTTAACTTTATTGGTTATAGCAACCGTTAAAGTCCGTTCCATTGGTGGTATCCTAAGCTGACGCTGGATGCGCTGAATACCCTGATCTAGGAAAGTATTTGCTAGGGCATCTGTACAGTCACTTCTATTCAGAAGAGCTTTAAAATGCGCCCTCAGATCTCCATAGTTCATCTTTAATTTCCTTTAATTAAAAGCTTTCTTTTCGGTTGTCATAAAGTAATCGAGGTTTTGGTCTCGAAGTCTTTTGACAATCTCTTTTCCTGAGACTTCATAAATGTTGAAGCCTTCGCGCATCCACTGATCAACCACAGCTGTTGGGATCGATGCTACACGCATAAATTCTTTCTCTCTCTGCTTGCCAGAGTCATTGCGTTCATCCTTCAGACCATCCAACCATTTCTGGTCGATATTCTGAGTGTTCTTCATTGTCAGACCATCGGCTTCATCAAGCCAGTCTGTATTCACGTCGTGCATAAACGTGTTGTCCGTCTTCTTAGTCATCTAAAATCTCCTTTGAAAATTAGGGTGTCAGAATGCTCCCTGGGAAGGAGAGCACAAAACCAGGGAAACACTCTGACGATTTCTAGCCCCAGGTAATAAAACCCAGGGCTAAAACTTGTTTATGACAATCCAGTGATCATGCCGGAGTCAGCAAATGAGTTGTGCTTCAAACTCAATTCTCCAGTCACCGAATGCTTATCTGCGTCACCAGTTTTCGCTAGAAGTGTTCTTGCGAAGCCTCTGAGTACACACGTTTTAAACATTGCCGGATCGATTAGGAATGCGTGAGTAGTCATTTGGTGTCTGTTAAGGACAACTTTGTATTCGCCATATGGAGAAACATAGAGGTCAATCGCATTGACTAAAGATTTAGCCATATCGAAATTTCTCTGCCTACCGCTGGCGGCTGCAAAGCCAGCAACGATTTGCGCATCCGCCGGTTTAATCATGAACACAGATGGATCTGATCCATTAGTGTAACACGTTTGGCCTAAAGTAAGCAGCTTAGCCTCTGTAAGAGGGTCGGTTGCATTACTTCCCTGATCAACAGCAGTAGAGATCAACTGATCTATACTTGCCATTTCTCTGGCTGTCGAAGCATTACCAGCTGCGGCTGCATTAGAAGCTCCACAGAAAGCAAACTCAACGTCTCTTTTGACGTTCTTTAGAGTTCGACCCATTTGGTCATTTATGTTCATCTAAGTGCGTTAAACTTAGACCGCCTTATTAATTTAAGACAGCTAACGATTACTCGTTAGATCGGACTATATCACATCAGCGATTTGCTGATCGACGCGCTTCCACTCACTTGAGTGTACTTCCTTTCGGAATAGTCTCTGCACCTTCCTTGATTTCTCAAAGCTTGGCTCATGATTGTCCTCGGCATTACCCGGTGGGGTTTTCCATGAGTTCACGTCGTTTATACTGCGCTTCCATTAATGGGTTGTTAACGCAGTTTCTTTCGCACGGCCATAGGTTTTCACTGCATCAGAAGTTTCGGAGATTTTAAAAGTCTCAGAAATAATCTGACAAGTACCAGTTCTTTCCGTGGGGTTCAAAAGCGTAATGTCGGACTGATCCGCACCCTCCACTTTTGCGTTTGCATATGTTATGTAGAGTTCTTTATCTCTACTCTCAATCTTTCAACTGAGTATCGGACTATATCTTCTCCCTTAAAATATAAGGGGTCATGCGCTCTTGGATTTTCATCACCCGGTCTGGGTTGTATAATCTAGTCTCTGAACCTTACACTCATTCCTGAGTGTCTTGGCTGCTGATTGGCGTATCTGTTAAGACTTAGCTTTCCAGCAATTCACATGATTGCAACTAAACATTACTGTTTAGCGGCCCAAAACTTTAGGCAGCTGATCGTAAACTATCTTCAAGGTAGCTAAAAGTTCTGTTGTGAACCTTTTCACTTTTGAACATAGTGTACATAGGGGTGTCCGAAGGCGTAATTGTAACTATGACGTCACTAACATCCTCAGCTCGCCCGATTTGGTTATATGTGGAAAATAAAGCGATGATGTATTCCTTTCATCAATTTGAGTTGGGGTTAAGTTTCCCAGCGCGACAAAAGAACCTCTGCGATATCATCAAGATTACCAGACAATTGTGAGCCCTCTTGCATCCGCTTAATTGCAGCTGCTGTCTTGGCCTGTTTCGCATCTTGCGAACTTGCTGGTGCTTTCTTCGATCTCAATACCTTCACCGGGGGCTTAGAAGCCTTTTTGGTGGCGGCTGTCTTTTTAGATTCATCGTACAGTCGGGCCTTGTTCAGAATCTTGATCACGCTTGGATCAACGTATTGATCGACCTGATCTTGCTGAAGCCCCTGATTTACCGCATAGGTTCGAATAGAATTATAGAGATCGTTCGACCAATCGGGTACATCGTTTTGTAGGGTCTTTATACATTCCTGAGCTTGCAGCTGCTGCTGTTTCGCTTGTTCCTGTTTAAAACCATCATAAAAACTGTTGGATTCTTCTTTTATAAACTTGAGATTGTCTTCGGCTACTCGAGCTTCATTCCTGAGTTGAGCAAAATCTTCATCTGACATCTGCTTTGCAGCGACAAGCATATCCACTTTTGAATATGGCTCCCACTGTTTCTCAGCCCGTTCGAGCATCTTTTGATATTGGACAGAAGTACGTTCCAAGGCTTCATCAGCCTCTTTTCTTCTCGCACTAGTCTCTTGAGACTTTCTGGTGAGGGAAGCTTCTTGTCCATATAACCTCTTCAGATCCTTCAAAGATGCCTGTTCGTTCTTACCATCAATAGTAATGTCGATCAGTGAATCGTCGGTTAATACCGGGTCTTCACTGGTTTCTTCTTCACTTTCTTCGGTTTCTTCAACAGGGTCTTCGTCAAGCTCTTCATCAGTTTCTTGAACGATTTCTTCTTCCTCGTTTACATCCTGGTCGTCTGTCTCAATGACTTCTTCGGATGTTGCCTCACTAGAGTTTTCAGTTGGTTGATCTTCATCAACGACTTCCCACCTCTTAAGTATAGCATCTTCAACATCGATTTCACCCAATGCTGTTGTTACAGGTTCTAGTTCCTGGACGTTGGTATTACTCAATGGTCCACCCTTTCTTCTGTTTCGCGGTTGTCGCGTTCTATTTTAGCCATAATCTCATCCCGGACACTGACACGCTCTTTAAGAGTGCTCACCAGGTCTACCAACGCTCTGTAGTGCGCGTGGGAAGTATCTCGCTTTTCTTTCTCGGGATACTGAGAATTGACAAATGTTTGAAATGTAGCGTCAACAATGGAATTTACTGTCCTGTTGAACGCATCTGAATTGAGTAGAGTCTCGGCATCATTACCTTGCTCCACCATTGCATCGTCACTTTCGTTGCTCATCCTTATTCCTTTCTTTTTATTATTTCTTAGGCGGTCTGCCTTTTTTCGTTCCATAAGTTCCAATACCTTTTGGCATACTTATTCCTTCCTTGTTTAATTACCCGTTAGGGCTTGCAATCGCCCGTACATCATCAGTTGATTGTGCGAGGATCATCTCTGCTTTATCGATCAGTTTCTTATGAGCAAATTGAGCTTCTTTAAGATCTACGGAGTCACTTTGTAGATTGAAGCTGTTCTGAGCTTTCATTTGATCGAGCTCGAGTTTCATTTGTGCTATTTGGTTCTCGAGCATTACTTTCTGCTCGGCTACCGCTGTCTGACGTTCTTGAACTTCCATAGATTTCTGAGCTTGTGCCATCTTCAGCTCTTGCATTGGATCTGGCTGCTCTTCTGGAAGCTCTTGAGGTGCTGTTAAGTAGGACTTAACATTCTTAATCCCGGTGATCTCCATGACGTGGGACATAAGATTGTACTGGTTCTCTGGGGTGTACATTCTCGACAAGCTCGGGTCGTTCTGGAATGTTGTGTGGATGCCCAGGTACTTCTCTGCTTCTTTCTCTTGTTCGCCATATCCCAGAGCCATTTCAACAGTTACATCACGTTTGGATGCCCAGTCGGATGGTCTAATTTCTACATATTCGCCACCAGTCATCTCTACGATCTTCTGACTGTCTTCGTTCTCGACACAAAGCTGGTAAACCTTGTGGTAGAGAGGTTTCAGAAAAGTGTTAGCAAAGTTCCTAGCGATTATCTTTTGACGCTGTTGAGACATTGAGGCCAACTGCTCAACCATAGCTGCCGAGTTCTGTTTACTAATGGCATTTTTGTCAAGGCCTCGGGATAGCCTGGATACACCCGTGGTGTCCTCTTTGTCCTCGTCTAACATTTGGATTGTTTGGAAGATAAAGGGGTTCAATGGAGCTTGTTGCATAGGAGCAATGGCATCCGGGCGTGTTACGTTTACAAGACCACCAACTCGGTTATCAATGAGTTCTTTAGGGTTACTGAGGCCACCCTTCACAACAGTGTATCTTGGGTTTGTCGAAATAACTGCATGATCGAGGATTGCTCTGGTGAGAACTGTCCTAGCGTTTTGTGTGCTTATGATCTTAGCTGCAAAGTTATTTCCAAAAAAGGCGTGAGGAATTGGGAGCGGAACAAATGCTACAAATGGTTTCTCGGTCACTACATCTTTCGAAAGTAGTTGGTTCCCGGCTTTAACTACACGATATAGTTCGGCAATCCCAGACCCCTCACTATCTAGTTCAAGATAAGCTTCATAGACTGTTATGTTGCGTACCTGATCTTGATATGCTGATGATCCAAATCCTCTATCCGAGCCAATATCTTCATGCCTGGATAATACTTCTGGATCAGTTTCTAAATCGACGTCATCATGCTCCCCGATTTTGTCGAGTATCTTTTCATCCCAACCTTCTTTACGAAGCTCGGATAATGTTTTGCGCGTTCTGTGAGCACAGAAAATAACGTCCTCTAAACTCTTTGCCTGGGGAGCTATTAAAAACTCCTCCGGGGCGATATTTTCAATCATAACTTGTGAGGTGTCTTCAGTGATTGCAAAGAAGCCGCTGGTTAAGCCCAGCTCGTCAGGTTCTGAGATCTCATCAATATCGACGTTGTCTTCTGCTAAAATAATGTCCAGCTCGTCCTGGGTAAGGTCTGTGAACTCTTCAATGCGTGTCTGAGTTTGATCTTGCCAGAATACTTTAGCTATCCCAGCTCTAGCTATGAGCCCATCATGGATTGCAGTAGACATTACTGAGTATAGGTCATTCTGGCGGTTGCAAACATAATCGGTGTAGGCCGTACAGACCTCAGCCATAGCAACATCTTCCCCGGTCTGTGGGGCAAACTTCACAGTTCGGTTTCCAGCTGAAAAAGTTTCCAGAAGTGTGGCTTTTGAGCTTTCTACAGAGTCATAGACATCCTGGGAGACATACTTACTGTTTCCGTCGTGTGCTGGGAATGGCAGCGAAGCATTGTAATAATCTAGGACTTTCTTTCTCTCTCGGCTTAACTGGCTGTCGTAGTATCCTATAGATCGTCGGATATTGTCATCGACCAACGTGACGATATGTGCGTCACTCAGTTTTTTATAGTCTTTTTTAGATGCCATTTTAAATCACTTCTATATAATAATTGTCTGTGCTTTCGATTGGTGTCCAAGCTCCAGTGTGAACGTGGTTTGCTAATGCAAGCGAGATAACTGTGTCGTCGTAGCAGCCACTGTCGGCTTGCATCGCTCCGCTCTCGGTAACGATGTAAGTCATCATTTCCCTGAGAGTTGTTTTACAGTTTAACTCAATCTCTTCTTCCCTCATCGAAGCCCTTAGCTGGTCAATAATGAGAGGCTTGGTTTTAGCCGTTGTTGAAAACCCTAGTTTAATCGTTTCTCTATCTGTGAGCTTGTCCACTTGCACTTCTGTGTAGAAATTAGGGTACGCCAGGTCTTTACCCAGGCGCGTACACGTCAGTATCCCATGCGAGTTATTCTCGACGCAGATAAAAGCCTCATTGTAGTACTCTCCCAAGGCAAAAAGAACTTGGGCAAAGTAGTCCGGGTGGACATGGCCTCGCCATATTGCAACTTGTCTTTTCTTACTGTCGAGTACCTGGGCAACCGAATAGTCACCACCAGATTTCAATCCCATAGCAACATCGGCTCCAATGACGTACTGTTCACCCTCTTCGTGAGGTCTAAATGTGGACAGCTCGCCTCGAGCATTGTTTACGAACTCCTCACCCTCGAGGGCCAGTCTTTCTTTTAGATCTAAGGTATCCTTGATCTTTTCCTGTAGCTGCTCGGGATTAAATACCGGGCGACCCGTGGTTAAGAATGCCTCTTCGGGTTCCGATGGGTACTCCTGTCTAAACAAATCAATGCCGTTTTGGGCAATCTTGTGACGCCTAAACATGAGCTGCCCATCATCAAGATCATACAGCTCGGCTAGATCCTCTTCCTCGGGAGTTCTCTCAAAACTTTCGGCTACTGTTTCCCGGTACTCTGGGTCTGCAAACCAAGGGATAAAAACTGGAACATATCCGTTCTTACCATCTACTGCACCTCTCCAGAGATCATAGAAAACACCTTGTACACCATTTGCTGTACTTTCGACAAAGATAGCAGTCCCTGGGGAGTTAGGGACAGCTTGTGTCAAACCATTCCAGTTATCCAGGGCAGTACTTTTCTGCCAGAACGCCAGCTCTGATGCGTGAACATGGGTCAAAGTTTCACCTCGTCCGATACTTTCACCACCAGCTGTCGCAACAATAAATGAGCTATCGAGGATGTTGAAGTTTAACTCACGCCTTGAGCTGTACTTGGTTTTAGGCTTTAGAATATCCGGGCAGTGCTCATGAAATCTCTTAGTCATATCAAAGAGGGCTCTCGTACTATCCGCATGGTGCGTAACAACCATTGCTTTACACGCTGGTCGCTGCGACACAGAATGGTACAAGAAGCCTCCAGTAAAAGTTGATAATCCCTGCTGCCGGGCCTTCAAGATAATTACTCTGACCTTACCTTCATCCTTTAACTGCTTTTGAACAGCGTTGTTTAAGATTTCTTGGGCATTGTTTAATTTTAGAGGGGCAATCTTTCCTACTTTAGTTCGTATTTTAAGAGCAGCGTTCGAATAAAACTTAAAATCAGTTAATAACTTTTTTCGTACTTCGACTAATCTCTTGTCCAATTTTCGCTCCATCTTCATCTTCGATTGTAGGTAAAAGTGACGCTAAGAAATCCTCAGCTTTGCCGACAGTAATGTCAGACTTCGCTGCTGGTTTAGATCGACAGAAATCTAGGATTAATCGTGCAGCTGCTAATCGTTCTCTGGTTTCACCAGGTGTTCGAACAACTTCTATTGCTGTTGATAGAGCTTCCTTGGAATACTCGTCATCGATATTAAATTTCTCTGCCATAGTTTCTACAACCTCTCTAGCTTCTTCTTTTATTTTTGCACGGATTGGAGTTATTTCTGCTAAACGATAACCATCTGGGGTTCCTTTCGGTCGCCCAGGGTTTTTCCTCTTTTTAGTGGACCATTGTCGCCTTAACGCTCGACCTTCTTCGGTCTGCATAAGGGTACTGAAGTAGTTATTCTTCGGAGCCTTCTGGGGCTCTTTAGCTACTTTCGGAGCTGACTTCTTACGCACTCAGAGCACCCATTTGCGGACTAAGAGCACCTGGGGGTGGCGGTGGTTGTCTAAGTCGTTCCTCTTCTTCCTGTTCCATGTTCGCTAAAACACCCATAACGATTGCCATAATGGTTGCGAGTGGGTAGCTGTAGAACGTCACAGGGTTGTTGCCGCCCATTTTATTAAATACTTCCCGTATGGCTCTAGCAGTTTGGGGTGCAACCTTTTTAATAAGCTTTGGATTGATAAAGTATACCCACAGTGGGTCTACTGCCATTTCGGATACCGTACGCAAGTACGTACGTCTAAACTGGTTGTTTATTTCTTGTAACTTAGTGTCGTCAATCCTAGATCTTAAAGCTGGGTTAGCTTTTATGTGCTCTGCTACCTGACGTAACGGGCGTACACCAGTAGTCCCTAATTCGGGTCGCCTGGCTATTTCAACGTCAATGTTTTCTTGTAGGTTTGCAATTTCTTGGAGTACTTCATTTTCTCTACCGTGATTTTCAATAGCGTCTAAAATGAAATCCTCAAAAGAACCAACTTTAACGCTTTCCAATGCTTGCTCGGCAAGTACAAATGGGTTTTTCGCCTCTCTGTATTCTGCGCTTGGAACTCTATCTACACGTTGGATTGCGAGACCATGTGCAATCTCATGCATTAAACTGGTGAATTCTTCTACAGAGCGTACCGCTCCATTGAACATTGGGTGGTTAGCCCCTTGTTTTAAGACCCTCACGTTTCCTTTGGTTGTCGACCTAATAAGCCCATCCGCACCCTTTACGTCAGCCATACCAGCGTATTCGCCAGTTGTACCTTCCGGCATCTCATTTAGCAATGTGACTGTAAGGTTAAGTCCCCTCGCCATTTCTAGAGCTTCACCTAAAGTGCCAATACCATCTTCTAAGTCGCCACCCGGCTTTCCAATCTCAAAAACCTTCTTAGTTGGTTCGACGTATGGCTTTAGGCGTCGTATGCTCGGAGGATTGGTCCTCGGTTGATTTCCTTCCGGGCTGGTAAGGGCTGGTCCCCTGGATTGCCTTGTAGGGTTTCCTGGTCCTTCTGCCGTGATTGGGCCAGCTGCACTAGCCCCTGGATAAAGTCGTCCATCTTGTTGTCGGGTATCTGGTCGACTACTGACTTCTCCGTCTCGACTTGGGTCGCGGAGTGCTTCTTCAATTTGTCCATCTGTTATCCCTTCTTTTTGCGCTAACAATGTAGCTGCATCTTGGTAGTCTGTGTCTGCCCCATTACCGGGGTCTACACCTAGCTTTTTATACAATAATTTCTCTGGATACCACATCAAAGCTTGGAAATCGGCAGTTTCTATGTCGATTCCTTGTTCTCTTAGCTTTTCCCGTGCCTTTTCGACAACTTTTCGCATATATGGTCGATCTGGGCCCGATGGTTGGGCTTGCATTTGAGGGGAACTATTTAGTACATGAGTTCCAGTAGATTTGAACAATTGAGGCTTCGGTGGGTTCTTTTTATTATTGGCTTTTTGATAATCTCTAAAGTATTTCTGCCATCGTTTATCTAAAGCGAAAATAAAGACGTCCATTCTTTGTGGATCTTTGTATAATCCTTTTTTAGTCTCGCCTAATTCTTTTAAAGTATCTCGAACAAGTTGATTTTCAACTTTTCCACCCTTTTTGATCTCAGTGGCAATTTTATCTCTTGTTTTTGCCATCACTGTATCTGTCTTCTTAGACTCAAAAGGGCGACCAACCATTCTGTTCCATGTCCTCATCCACCATAAATCCATAGTCAAAGGATTGTAGTTTCCACGAATGTTTTGATAAAACCCTTGGCCTATTTTTGGGCCTAAGATGTAAGAACCCTTTACCTTAGTATCTACCCTTTCTTGACCGCCTACCTTAATTTCAGTTTTGTTATTAGCATTAAAGCGATCAATGTAATCTTTTAGTTCTTTTACTGTAAAATCTTGGTCTAAGAATTGTTGAATAGATATATTAGAACCACTGCGACCAAAGGCATTGTAAAATTTAAAAGCTGATCGCATTGCTTCAGCTCTGTCACCACCTTTGTTAAAGTTTTCTGGTAATTTACCAGTGTCCATGCCTGTTCTGAAAACTTCTAATGCTAGATTGAAGTTACCTGTAACCGCTTGTCCGTTTGAAGTTACGGCTAGGGCGAAATCAAACATTGCCTCAGCATCGTCTGATTGCATAATTCTAGGCTCAATTATCGATACAATCTTTTTGGCAGCTTTAATCTTAGCATCATACCAACCGATAGCGTTTCCATCAGACTCCAAGTTTCTCATAGCTTCTGCAACCATGATATCAGCGATTATAGGTATATTCTCTTCTGTATACTCATATGGATCAGTACGACCTGTAGCTTTCTCCCAGCGATCTTGAAGAAACTGAGCTGCGTCTTCTTTTGATCTTTTTACTTCTGGTTTCCATTTAGGGTCACGCATTGCAGCGACTTCATTTTCATCTGGTAGAATATCGAGTGCTGTTGGCATTTGATTTAATGCTGGCCCGTCGCGTGGTATTGGTGGAACTTTAGCTTCACGAATTTTGGTAGGCTCTACTGGGTTCTCTGGGGTGTCAAACTCAACTTCATCTTCAACAATTCCTGGGGGTTTCTGAAAAGCTGGTGCATTTGGCAGAACATCACTACTTTTAGTAAGGTTTTCATATTGATTAAGAGCTGTTGAGTTATCTGTTGTCTGATCGAAAACAGGAATACTCTGGTCAACAACCGGGGGCGTGGTTGTATCTACCTGTTCACCCTGGAACTCATTCGGTTTTTTACTGTATTGTTGCCGGACGATACGATCGACATATGGCTTTAGATAAGACTTAACGGCTTTGTTGGGTACACCCTCGGCTTTTGCAGTCTCAACAATTTCATTAGCAGCACTTTCTGGATCAACTCCTAGGTTTAAACCTAAGCTGTTCAAAGCTTTTTCTAAAGGAGCTCTGTAGGGTTCCACTGAGCTGTTGGTTTTAGCTCTGTTTGTAAGCTCAGCTAGTACTTTCTTATTATCTTCAATTCCTCGAGCGATCGCTGGTGTTTCTAGTTGTGTGTTAGCTGGGCCACCCTGATTTGGGTTTCCTGAGCGTGGTGGTGTTATGCCAAGCTCTTCAGCCATACCAGCAACGTGCCTAATGACATCATTTAGTACCGGGTCACCTTTTGGACCAACTCTACCGCCCTTACCAACACTTTGTTGATAGTCCGTAATACCATCTTTCATACGTTTTGATAATCGAGGAAGACGTTTTAAAATTCGAAGGATAGAAGCAACTTGAGCCCTATTAAGACCAGTAGCATTTTCTAAGGTTCCTTGGGGGCTATCTGGGTGCGGAGGTAAGTTTCTTTTAGCAGCTTCTTTTGCATCTGCTTCTTGTTGTTCAATTAACAAGCGTTTCTCGTAAGCTTCTTTTGCTTTTGCTATCTCTTCGTCATATGCTTCTTGTTCTTTGAGGAACTTGTTTTCTTGGTCTTTGAGAGCTTTTGCTGCAAGTATGGATGGACCTGTTGGGGCATCTAGTGGGTCACCCTTTATGTTGTCTTTTATGTATTTATCTAAAACAGAATATGTACCACGTTTTTTATCAATAGCTTTTCCTACTCTTGTAATAGCAAGCTGCCCCAAAATAGAAGCTCCATAAGTTTGCGACGCAACGCCAAGAGATAAAATAGGTTTTATTGAGCTTTTAACTTGTTCGCCTATGTTTTGATTTTTACCACCAAGTCTACCCGAAACCGAAAACGTATCAGTAAAAGTAGAAAGCTTTCCTTGTAATCCTTTGCTATCTAGCTGAGTGAGAGCATCAAGCATCATCAACGTATTTATGAGGTTTCTACCTTCTTGGGTGTTACCAACTAAAGCTTCAAGAGCATCATAATTTCCTCGACCAACCTGACCTTTTGTCTTGTTACGGCCCTCAAGTCGAGCCACTTGTGCTTTTATTAAAACTTTTAATTCTTCTAAACTTTCAACTTGTTTTTCGTTAAGTGGCCCACCTTTTTGACCAAGTATCCCGAACATTTTGTTCATTTCTTCTAGAAGCCCAAGGTGTGCATTATCTAAGACAATTTTTGCACCTTTTTTAGACTCTGGATTAATATCCATTAAGTCAAAAGGCACACCATCCATTCCTCCTGCATCAGCCAAATCTTTTAATATATTAGCTAAACTGGTGTAAGCTTTGGCTTCTAGTGGTGTTAAGTCTTTTTGAGATTTTAAAGAAATAGTCCCGTCTTTGTTGGTGATGTAAGGTGACTTAATTCTATTTTTAACTTTACCAGCACCAACAATCCCAGCCTCAAAGGGAGCTTGTCCAAATTCTGCTAGACCCTCGAGCACAATTTCTCTGGGGTTCAATGGTTTACCAGTTAGGTCTTGAGTAGCAAGTTGGGCCGATGCTTCTCCACCAGAGCCAGCTGCTGCGTTAACAGCAAAGTTTTTCATGATACCTTTACCAGCAGCAGACATACCTAAGACTTCAAAAAGGGTAATCATTGTAGCTCGAGTTGCACCAACTTTGGCTGCATCACGCATTAAGTCTCGATCCGCTAAAAGAGCTACCGCTTCTTTTTTTGATAGATTTTTATTGATCCCGTTGTTTTGCAAAAATTCGTTAACGCTTGGTCCGTACTCTTGTAAAAACGTACCAGCACCTAAAACCGAAACACCAGCGGCTGGGTTTTTTGTAAGGGCAGATGTTGCTAAACCAGCAATAATCTGTGGAGATGATTGAACCATGATCTCTGTCATGTACATCCCAAAGCCAGCTGGGTTTTCAAAAGCATCACTTAATAATTGCTTTACGCTATTATCTCCATGTTCTTCATGCATCTTCGAAAAAGACTGAGCTGTTGAGTTCTGAGCTATTGAAGCTGCGGCTGCATTTAGCTCATTTGCTTTGGTTATGTTTTTTACGCCAGACTCTATAACTGCTTCGCGTTTATTAGGGTCTTCACTTAAAGCTTTGGCATTAGCTAGTTTTGTTTTGTAGATATCTAAGAAATTCTGGGTTCTTGTAGGTCCATAACCCATTTTTGTTAATTCGTTGGCAGCACCCTCTGGAGTGCTTAAATCTGTACCTCGAGACTTTCTTAAATTTGCAATTGCTTCGTCACTTAACCCAGAATGTTCTTTGAACGACTCCATGAGTAAGTTGTTTTCACCATATTCTCCAGACAGGGTGGCCTCTTCACCAAGTCTACTTGCAGCAGACCCAGCTATAACAGTAAAGGGTGTAGAAGCCGATCTTAAAAGACCACGCTTTAACTCACGTCCTAATAAAGTTCCTTCGGGGTTGTTTGCTCCTAGAACTTGTTCATCAAATACACCACCTCCTCCGAATGGATTGTTCTCGCGTTCTTTTGCTTTCTTGTATTGATCAACTGCAAAGTTAAAATCTGGAGTGCCTTTAAGATTTTCGTTGTTTAGCAGCCAACTACCTATTTCTTTTGAAGTTTTTGCCATAGACTAGGTTGCCTCCGTGAAATTGAATTATTTAATAAGGGCGTCAAGTCTAGCTTCGTCTTCACTAGAAAATTCACTTGAGCCGCTATCGACTGAACCACCCATAGCCGTGTACATCTTTGTAAGGGCTTTTTCGTATTTAAGCAGATATCTCATCCAAATTTTCTCATCGACATAAAAGCTGGGAATAGGTGACTCGAACAAGGCCATCTCTCGGTCGGAGATTGCACCTTTTGTCCGAGCAGTATTTGCAAGTGTCGCGTCAACCTTAATTTCTTGCATCATTAGCCGTAAGTTTTCTCTTGGATGCCCGGTAACTTTGTCTTTAGTTCTTGTAACACTACCAGCACCTGGGCCAGTTGTATATTTAGGATATTTCTTCAAACCAGCTATTGCTTGTTTTACAGTTGCAAGTTTAGACCCAGCGTGTGCAAGTACTTCTGCATCTTCAGCAGAGTTCTTAGACGCAGCCGCATTAGCTTTTTGGAGAGCTGTCATTTCTGTGTTGTATCTTTCCAGGGCATTCGCTCGATTGGCATCTTGGATTGCACCATACTCATCTGTAGCTGCATTAAAGGCAGCCAAGCCACCTTGTTGAGCACCACCCATCATAGCACCACCCGTGCGTATCATCATTTCATTAAAATCAATTTGATCGTTTGGTTGACTAATAGATGAACCACGGGCGTTCCCGGTGCTACTGGTCATTCCTGGAGGGGACAAAGTGGTATTGTTTTGCATGGTAGGGTTATTGTTTAAAGCACCGCCAGTAACAGATGGCATACCACTAAAGTACTGATTGTCGTCTCCCATAGTGCGTGGATCAGTAAGAGCACCTGGGTTGTTTGCACCTGGGTTATTATTCCTAAAGTACTTCATAAAATCTAGCATCATTCGCCTCGAGACCTCCACCAATTCTGGACTTTACCGCCCACTCCAAATCCAGTCTTTGCTCCACCAAACATCGCAGCATTGACATTTGTTTTATTGGCTGTAACTGATGGTGGCGTGTAACTCGCATTCGACAAAATACCGCTTGAGAAGTCCTTGTTTGCATTCTGATTGAAATAGAGATCGTCATAGTATCTCTTCTCAGCGTCATTCATTGCATCTTGTGAGTATCCTTGGAGACCTTCACCAGCTCCAACTCCGTAGGCCATAGCGTCACCCATCTTACCAAACCCGGTCTTATAGGCGTTTGCTAAACCTAAGTTCGCATTAGCAGCGGCAGTTCGATCTGCGTTTGCCTGGGCCGTGTATTGGTTCATCAGCTGTTGATTAATCTGAGCTCCAACATCAGCCCGTCTGTCGTTGAAACCTCGGTTGGCAATAGCACCAGCCATCATAGCCCGAGTGTTGTTGGTATTGCCGGACATAGCTGCTCCCTGGTCAATACCCGTGAGGGTCTGTTCTTCCAGCTGTCGTCGAGGGTCGCGCATAGCTGCGTCTACGAGTGCTCCAGAGTTCTCGGTGGCGTACTTCTGAGCATCGGCTAGGGTCGTTCCACCAGCAGCTCTGTTGTACATATCCTGATAGTTACCAGCGTAACCCTTACCGATATTCATCATAGCGTTGGCATCGTTCATCATACCTGGGGTAAATCCACCCATCGTATTATATGCATTTGTGGCGTAAGGGTTGGCGCCAGCGTATGTACTACCTGAGTAAGATCCTGCACCTTTAATCTTGTTTAATTCTTCGCTGCCGGATTTATACATATCTTCAATGTATGGTTTTGCCATTGTGAAAGATTCGCGGTTTAAGCGGTTTGCTTCACTCATAGCAGCCCGGTCATCTTTTGCCGCTTTCCTAGCACCAAGCATTCCTATGCCAGCACCTATAATTTGACCCCACATATAAGGTTCCTTTTCTTAACGTATTAAACTGCGACCCAAGCTGAGCCGTTATAGACAACTAACCCTTCAGCGTTATTACTGAGAGGGTTCCAGGGAAGTGTGGAAAACCTAACCATACCCCGTTTCGGATAAGCTGGTTCCTGGTCTGTCGTTTGAATTGATCCATCGGATAAACTCCGTATTGAGGCTTCAATGCCCTGGAGTTCACCCTGGATAAAGGTTTGGATGCTCTCTTCTAATTCTGGGATGTAGCGACGGATGTACTGCTTAATGAGCAGGTCGCTACTTTCGTTAATTGCCATGTTATCGCTTCCCCATTCCGTAGATCTCTACGTCGAAACCTGAGAACGAGAAGTCCTTGTTGTCCGTGATGTCGACCTTGTAGGACAGATACCGACCACTCGTTCGCGTATCGATCTTGTAGCCACTTGAGATATCTAAGGTCTGGGATGCACCAAAGGTTGGCACGTCAGTGGCTAACTGAGCTGCCCCGAAGGTAAAGACAAAACTCTTATCGGAGTTACCCGTCTCAATCTGAGGGGATATCTTACTAATGGCCTTGTACCCGGTCAGGGGCAGCTGGCTCTCATCTAAGTCAATCCCAACACGCTCAAGCTTTATGGCTTTGTTTGCTGTTGTGTCCAGGGGGAACGTCAGAGACCCAGCATCAGCTAGGTCAACACCCCATAGTTTATTCGAGGCAATCCCATTGGCACTGTCCGTCCGGCCAGCCATCAATAGATGTTGGTCAAACCCAGCTTCCTGGGAATAGTAGGTTCCACCGATGTTCGCGTAGGTCTGGGATGCGGTTGCATAGGTGTTTACTGAGCTTACGTTAGCTGAGGTTGAACTGTAGACGTTCGGTAGGTCGACAAACGACCAGGTCTTATCTCTGTAGTTATACACGGCTGCTCGGTTACACCCAGTTGTATTAGGGAAACCAGAGGGGGTCATATCATCCCCGGACACATAGCAGAAGTAGATCTCCTCAAGGTCTTCATCATGGGCCACAAAGCATCTGTCAGTCAGGGAGTTATTGAGGGATGAAAAGATGTAATCCTTAACGCGCTGGTCGGCTATTGATGTCCTGGAGACACCATCATTTATATAGATGTCATTACTATCGAAAACAAAGTGCTTCCGTTCAATCTCGACAACACAGTTCTGATTGATAATACCAGCGTCCGCAAAGACCTTACGAAAGTTAAAGATAAACTGACCACCTACGAATTCCATCTGCCACACCTGGTCACTCGAGTAGATCATGAGGTTCGACCCCAGGGTAGCTGCATCAATGATCGGTGTCGTCATTTGCACCAGGTCATTAAACCCAGCTGACTTAGTTGTATCTGTGGGGTCCCAAGAATCTGGGACAGCATTAGCAGTAGCAATATTTGACCACTTAACTCGGTTGGGGAAGTTCGTAGACCCCTCGGTCATGTTACAGGCAACCAAGAAGTCACCATAGCTGCGAAGGGATGCACATCGGTGCGTCGACGTCCAGTTGGGTAGATCAGCGAAGTTCGTACCCCCGGGGGCTCTGTAGACAGGAACCCGGTCAACTCGGTTAATGTAGGTGACATCGGCAAGGGAGCTGCTCGTATAGGCCTTGGGGCTCGTAGACCCTGAGATGGAACCAGATCGATCCGTAAGAGATCCCGAGCCATACTCATAGACTGCCCAATCATCCGATACCACAATCACTGTGTCAAACCCAGTTGATGAGTTGATACCGTGGAGGTGCTGGGGTGAGAAACTAATGCTATCTTTGATCACCCGGAATACTGGGGAGCGACTAACCCTGCCACTTTGGAAGCGCACATTCTTAGCGCGTGTGAAGGCATTGAAGGGTAGGTTGAACGGGTCAACGTCGGTGATAACCCCAGTGGAACCGAGGTCGCGTATGGGCAAATTAGCCATAGTGAGGGTTCCTTATGATTTCATTATGTAACACAGGGTGAAGAACGCTGGTCGATTATCGATAGCCGTACCAGATCCCGTGGCTGCGGATGTACCTGAGATAGCATGGGTGTGGGAACTCTCAGATCCTATTGTGTGCGTGTGCGCCCCAGATGACGAGGTAGTCTTAGAAGCACTGTCGCCCCCAGTGTTCCCATTGTTGTGATTAGTGACATCAAAATTGTTACTGTCAGATCCTGGTGAACCTGAGACATTGAAGGTGTGCGTGTGTGCTCCATCACTAGAGATCGAGTGGGTGTGACTGCCGCCAGCCCCAGAGGTAAATGAAATAGCGTGGGTGTGTGAGGGTAGGTTTGCCTCGGCTATCGTAAGGGAGTTCGTGCCACCTGTCGTGTTAACTGCGGTAGTCCCAGCTCCCATGACAAACTTGTCGCGCAAGTCGGGTGTAGAGTTACTCCCGTCACATAAGACCCAGCCGGTGGGGATAGCGGATTCAGCTCCAGACCAGATGATGATACCACCAGAGGGTACAATCACGGAGTTCAAGGTTGTGTGGGTAGCTGTGACGGCTCCTGTTATATTGGGGAAAGTTGCCTTGATGGTACTTTTGATTAAACGGATGTGGTCGTCGGCTGCTGAGAGGGCATCGGTACTTGCTGGGTTAGATGCATTAAGATCATCAATATGTGTACCAGTTTCTAAGGCCATAGGGGGTATTCCTTCTAAGTGGACCTCCGTTGAAGAAGGTCAATAATAAAAACAACAACGGAAAGTCTTTAACGTCTTTTTGAAATCATTAAGTCATTTGTCGGTATGGGGGTCATTTTTGCCTGGCATGGATCCTAAAATCTGCCTGTCATTAGCTAAGTCATTGTTTTTATTACATTCGTATGGTCAACAGATAATATATCTATTGTTCATAATGGATGAATTGAGTTCCAGACATTAGCGACATTTGTCTCTCTGAAATTTGTTGGAATAAGGGTATTTTTATTGGTTACAAATCGGGACCTAGTAATCGACAAACAATTAACTACACCTAAGTATCTTAGTTAACCTAAGTTAAACCTAAGTATCTTAGTTAACTTAGTATTATAAAGATTATAACTGCTTATTATTCTCTCTTCAGTCCACTTAATAACTCCAGTTACTCCTAAGTATACCAGAGTAGACCCTTACATCTATCTACAAGGGTAGACACCTAGGATTTCATTAGTAAAACAAAGGTCTTCACTAAGTTTATCTAATGATATAATAGTGAACTTGGTAGCACCGGGGGAGCAGTGCAGACCCTCAGTAGACCTATAGATGTCTACATCATCAGGATAACTCTGTCTCACCTCGGTGTTGCTCTAGAGTGCCTTAATCATAAAGTAGATGCAGACAGCTGCTGCTATCACCAATACCGTGATTAGTCTTCCGTATGTTAGTTTCATATGATGGTCCTTCCTTAGTTACTCACACGTTCTCTGGCCAGTAGCTGGGTCAATGAAGCAAGCCTCAGCAGCAGCTGGTGGTGTTGGTGTTTCTTCAGTGTCAGCTGGTGTCTCGGTTAGTATTCCCATGCGTTTCCCTGATGCTCTGAATGTGGTGATGCCTTTGCATCCGGATCTCCAGGCATCCAAGTATAGGTCTTTGAACTCCTCGAAGGTCACCTCATCCCCTACGTTACAGGTCTTCGAGACTGCGCTGTCGACCCAACGACTTGCAGCTATGAGGACGTCCAGGTGCTGCTTAGCGGTAAGCTGGTTAGCAGTCTTACCCTCAATACCTTGAGAGTATGCGTAGTCCTTCACAGTCTCAACTCTGTCACCATCGAAGGTTCGCATGGTTCTGTCATAAGACAACATGAAGGGTGGCTCGATGCCGCTTGAGACATTGTCAGCTGTAAGGCTTATGGTCCCGGTTGGAGCAATGGATGTGAGGTGCGAGTTACGAATACCGAACTCCCACATGTGATCTTGAGTTGCCTCGGGTAGTCTTTGGATGTACGGGCTCTGCATATAGTCTGAGATCTCGAGAGCTGGGAAGCTGCCCTTCTCTGCTGCGAGCTCAGTGCTTGCGAGATAACAGGTGTCTCTCAGCTTCTCTAGGATCTGGTTCGTGAAGGTTAGGAAGGCATCGCTTCCATAGCTCTTGTTTAGCATCTCACCAGCGTTAGCCAGCCCAGTTATTCCTAGGCCCATACGACGCTTGTTCTTAGCCTCGAGCTCCTGTTCCCTCAGTGGGTAGATCGTGTTGTCTATGACGTTGTCCATAGCTCTCACGACGTGGTGTATATCTGTGTCAAACTGGTCCCAGTCGAAGAACGGAGTGCTCACGATGAAACCTGAGTCCATCCGACGTCCAACGTACTTCACCAGGTTAAAACTACCGAGCAGACAGGCACCGAAGGGTGGCAGTGGTTGCTCACCGCAGGGGTTGGTTGCAGCTATCCTCTCACAGTAGGCTAGGTTGTTGTTGTCATTGATTGTGTCCAAAAACAGAACACCAGGCTCTGCCCAGTCCCAAGTGCTCCTCATGATCACATCCCAGAGTGCCTTGGGGTCGATGGTCTCATAGACCTTGTC